CGAAGACCTCAAGCACATCAAAAAGACCTACGCGGCCAAGGCCCGTGAACTGAAAGCACAGCTATGAATGATCCACTTTTCAAAAACAGAACCCCGGAAGCCGCCGCACGGCAAATGGCTGTAGTGCTGATGTATTACCTTGAATGCCAGTACGCGACCCTTGAAGGTTTGCCCAAGAGTACGTCCAAGAGGGAGCGTGCCCGCCACCAAAGCATCGCCGATGGATGGCTTAAACAAGTGATGGATTTGGATATATCACCAGACACACGAGGACTCAGAGGGGCGGGTTGTGGCCGTGTGATTGAAGCAATGCTGAAAGCACAGCTATGACCCCCGGCAAAAGATTGACAGGCACCGCGCACGCTGCCCAGGCATTGGCCGCACCCGAACGCATCCACAACTGGCTTCACACCCAGCTATCTATAGCCCGGTTTTATGGCGGCCTGACCTATCAGGGCCATAAATACACCTTCGCCCCTAACGAACCGGGCTGCCCGCTGGTGCGCGACGATGTACTGGCCCGAGAAGCAAAAGAGCGCAAGGCAGCGGCTAAGAAGGCCCGCCAAGCAGTCACGGAACAACAGGGAGAATTGCTATGAGCTATCCAGAACTGGACCCCAGCAACAAAGACCCGCACACCCCCGGTGCAAAGCTGGACGCGGGCAAGACCCGCCTTGGCTTGGTGCTTGGTGGATTTTCCCGCGCCCTGGAAGAAGTGGGCCGGGTGGGTACGTTTGGCGCGCAGAAGTACACCGATGACGGTTGGCTTGATGTACCCAATGGCGAAGCCCGCTATACCGATGCTATGCTGCGGCACTACATGGCAGAAGACCGGGAGATATTCGACAAAGAAACCCAGCTGCTGCACGCTGCGCATTTGGCCTGGAACGCCCTTGCACGGTTGGACCTGATGCTGCGCGAGGTGCAAGCATGAGAAAGCGCACCAACCGCAAAGTGTGGATCTGCGCACCAGGCGTAACCCCGCTTGAGCACGCCCAGTACCAAGCCTCCATCCTGACGGCTGCCGAGTGGGTGGAGCAGGTCAAGCCGGTGCAGGTAGCCATTGAATCGCTGTGCCAGGGCCATTGGGACGCGCACCGAGACTGGAACCCATTGTTCATGGCACTGAACCGTATTGAATCTATGCTGACCCTCAAGCGGGCGGCGGACAACGGGCTGATCGGTGAGGCACAGTCTGTGTTTGTCGCTGCACTGGACCGCCAGAAGGCCACCGGGGCTACCGCATTCAAAGCCGCCGAGATGGCAATCATCCGCGAGGTTGGCGCGGTCTACGGCGACCTGCTGCGCGAGATCACCCACAAAGACTTCCAGGCGGCTTGCCGACACACGGATGCCAACTTGCAGCGGATAGTGCGCCAGCGGGGTCCGAATGTGTCGGAGTCGGGCGGGTGTCTGATTGAGCGGAGGGCTGTGGCATGACCCGACCTATAGGATCAAACATCCGCGCCGTGTGTGCGCTGCTAGAGGTGCATGGTGTCATGACAAGCGGGGAGATTCACCGTTTTATGCCCGACACCGATCCGGCTACCATCCGGAAATATTGCTCCCGCGCCGTCGGGCACAAATTGGTGAGCGTAAACCGTATGTCCTACCCATTCACCTACAAAGCCATACCAGGATGGCAGGGCAAGCTGGGCGATGCTTACTTGCCAGAGACGATTCCAAACCCGATTGCACGGCCTTCCAAGCCAGTTATGCGCAGGGTGGCCAGCGTTTGGGACTTGGGGGCGATGGCATGAGAGAGCGCCTCACGATCCAATGCTGGGAGCCAGTGCAGGCCCACAAGGCCATGACCGCGCAACTGTGGCCCATGTGCAAGTCCATGCTGATGGCTGGGCACCGCATGGTGCTTGAGCTGCGGCTCGAAAAGCGCAGCACCCCGCAAAACCGCAAGCTGTGGGCGATGCTGGGCGAGATTGCCGCCCAAGTGGAGTGGCACGGCCAGCGCCTGGATGCGGAGGACTGGAAGCACATCCTAACGGCCAGCCTCAAGAAGCAACGCGCAGTGCCTGGCATTGATGGCGGGTTTGTTGTCCTGGGCACAAAGACCAGCCGCATGACCAAGCCTGAAATGTCGGAACTTATCGAACTGATGCACGCATTCGGTGCAGAGCACGGGGTGCGCTTTGCAGATGGGCAGGTTGATCCTGAGACGGGGGAGATTTTATGAACACAGCCACGTACCGTAACGGCTGCCACGACCGCAAGCCATTCAAGGAGTCCGTGCCTGTGCAGGATGGGCATTTCATGGATGGAGTGACTCGCACACCCAGGATGGTGGCTTCGCCGTTTCGCATGGCCCGAGACTGCCAGTACGCGCTCACAGAGCTTGGCAGGGTGGATAAGGGATGTACTGATTGCAAATGGAGGAATGGAAAATGATGAAATTTATCAAGGAAGCACGGGAAGACGGCAGATTAATCATCTTCATCATTGGAGCTATTCTTCTGATGGGATTTATTTTCGGCGTGCGTTATGGGCAAAAAGAACGCTATAAAGAAGCTGCCAAATGCGAAGCCAAGGGCGGTCGATATATTCAGACAAGAGATATAATCATGTGCATCGATGCTAAATCGCTGAGGTAATACATGATCAACTTCAAGCAACGACGCATCAACGGGTTATTGGTGCAATTGGCGGGGCTAAGGGCAGAGCACGCTGTGGCGCAGGAACTGATAAGGCTAACAGAGATGCATTATCCGGCTATGGAAATGCAACGCGCCAAATACATCGGCGAAATCATCGAGAAGCTTCGACAGCTTGGACACACCGTTAGCGAATAACCAACCAAAGCGCCCTAAGGTGCCCCAAAGTGCTGCTTAGTGCCATAAGGTGCAAAATACTTACCATCGCCGCAGGGTGACAAGCCAATCTAAAAACTTATAGGACGACAGGAAATGCAAACAATTAAAATCATTGTCATGGTTGGAAATCTCCATGTATCCGATTCGGGCGCGGAGTCTTGGGACCCAGGGACGCAGACATACACCGGCTTAGTTTCGGGCACGTCACTCAACGACGCATCTCGAGAAGAGGCTCGTAAAGTAACAAACGAGATCTTTCAAGGAATGGATACGGGTTTTCTGCCAACTTAACCTATTCTTCACTGGATAAGCCGAAAGGCACCCAAACATCATGACACAGTCATTTCTAAGCATATTTTCAACCGACTGGGGTGACTTCGTGATCCCGCCAGGTACGGTGCTTGAGGTTAACCCGCCACGTCGATCTTTGTGGGATAGGTTGTTTGGTTTCCCGCAGATGCCCACTGGACCGAAGCGACTGCCTGCTAACCCGGAGTTTTGGGCTTGGTTGCACGAGCAGGAGATTGCCGCAGGTAAGCCAGTAAGAGCACAAGGTGCCTTGCTTTTTGATCCTTATGACGCAGGGCGGCAGGCTGCGCAGGAGGGGCGGGAGCATTGGGAGAATCCATACGCGGCACCTTCTGGTATGAGGAACGCTTTCCCAGAGTGGTACGCGGGATGGTGCTTTGGAAAGCAATTGTTAGGTGGGCAAAATCCATGACTGACAAATTACTTAATGCATTCCCATTGCCTTGGCGAGTGGGTCAGCAGTATTTCGATTTGACGAGCGGCGAGTCACTCCTAATCGGGTGCGAGGTGTCGGATGCAAGAGGCCGGATGGTGTTTTCTTGTGATACTGAATGCAATTTAAGCGACAATCAATTGCTAGAACTGGTAGAGCTTGTCAATGCAGTAGGTAAGCCATGACCCTCACCGCCAAACAAGAGGCATTCGCCCAGGCTATAGCTGACGGCAAGAACCAATCGGACGCTTACCGTGCGGCTTATAGCGCCGGGAATATGAAGCCCGAAGTAATCAATGTTAAAGCCAGTCAATTGGCTGCTGACGGTAAGGTGAAGATAAGGATCAATGCACTGAAGGAAGCCCTGGCCAACAAATCGCTCTGGACACGGGAGCAATCGGTCGCTGTGCTTGCCGAAGTGGTTGGTTCGAAGGATGCCAAGCATAGCGACAAAATCAGCGCTGTGAAGGTTTTAAACGATATGCAGGGCTTCAACGCACCGGAGAAGTTGGAGCTGTCCGGGACTGTCTCGACTATTACGCGCATTGAGCTGGTAGCAAAGTCTGCTGAATGAGCACTGTTCGCTTAGAGCTACCCCCCAAGCTGGTTCCTGTATTTGAGGGGCCAGCAGACATACGTGGGGCATATGGCGGTCGAGGCTCTGGTAAGACCATGAGCTTCGCCAAGATGACCGCTGTACGTGCGTATATGTGGGGCAAGGCGGGCCGGGAAGGGTTGATTGTCGGAGGGCGACAGTTCATGAACAGTTTGGAGGATAGCTCCATGGCTGAGATCAAGGCTGCTATTCTGTCCGAACCTTGGCTAAACGAATACTTTGATATTGGCGAGAAATACATCCGCACCACCGATGGGCGTATCCATTACTCGTTTGTCGGCTTGGATCGGAATGTGGGTAGTATTAAGTCCAAGGCTAAGATTCTGCTGTTTTGGGTGGATGAGGCTGAGCCTGTGCCTGAATCTGTGTGGCAAGTCCTAATCCCAACGCTGCGCCAAGAGGATAGTGAATTGTGGGTGACATGGAACCCAGCGCGCAAGGTCAGCGCAACCCACAAGCGATTTAGAGAAGCTCAAGACCCACGCATGAAGGTTATTCAACTGAACTGGCGGGATAACCCCTGGTGGCCCGACATTCTTGAGCGAACCCGGCTAAAGGACAAAGAAGAACGTCCTGATAGTTATGAGCACATTTGGGAAGGTGATTTTGTCACTGTGGTGGAGGGGGCTTATTTCGCCAAGTATTTGACCGAGGCCAAGGCGCAAAACAGAATCTCTCGGGTGTCGGCTGACCCATTGATGACCATTCGCATATTCTGCGATATTGGCGGCACTGGGGCCAAAGCAGACGCATTCACGATGTGGGCGGCGCAGTTTATCGGGCGCGAGATTCGGGTTTTGAATTACTACGAGTCGGTGGGACAGCCACTTGCATCCCATTTAAACTGGCTGCGCAGCAATGGGTATGAGCCAGAAAAAGCGCAAATATGGCTGCCGCACGATGGCGATACTCAGGACAAGGTGTTTGATGTGTCCTATCGCAGCGCACTTGAATCTGCCGGGTATTCTGTTACAGTCGTCGCCAATCAAGGCAAAGGTGCGGCCAAAGCGCGTATTGAAGCGGCCCGGCGGTTATTCCCTATGATGTGGTTCAATGAATCAACAACAGAGGGCGGGCGCGGTGCATTAGGCTGGTATCACGAAAAGAAAGATGATGATCGCGGTATTGGGCTTGGCCCCATGCACGATTGGTCCAGCCACGGAGCTGATAGTTTTGGCCTGATGTGCGTTGCATATGAGCAGCCTTCGCCTAATGCCGCGAAACCGATTGTCTACAAGACGCGTAGAATCGCGTAATTTTCAAAAAGGTTGGTGCGATGGTCATAGACGCTGTGAAGCTGTCGGGTTCTAGCCAGGGCACAAACTGGGGATTGCTGCATGGCTAAGAAACGAATGGATGACGACGCTATT